AATCGGGCTGTTCTGCGACACGTTCAACACTTCATAGCCAGAATAGCTGTTGGTGTTGTTCGTGGTGCTGTCATTGTACATGATTTCCTGCAGAATGACGTTACCGCCGCTGAAGGTCTTCACATTGCCACGGTCCTTCAAACGACGAAGGAGAGCGTTGTTGTTGGTCACGTTGTCGGCCAGTTCACCGCTGCGGCTCTGAATGTTCGTCGCAATGATGTCACTGATCGAACTATTGGCGAAAGCCATTGGATAGTCCTTTCAAGGTGTGATTAAAAACGCTCATTCACACTGTCGAATTGTTCGAGCAGCATAGAGCGTCTATCTTGCGCTTTGGTAGAAGTCTTGGTGCCGGGTGTGGAACTTTTGACACTAACCGCTGCCGCCTTAGCTGCTTTCGCAGCCCGATTGGCCGACAATGATTTCTGAGCCGCAGCTTCTGCCTGTAAGCGTTGCTGTGTCTGCGAGAAAATATCGTCGTTAAGGCGAATCGCCTTTTCATAGGCGTCTTCTAACGTGCCCGCTACGCCACTCTGTAGGAGTTGGATCATAACCGGACGCGCTTCTTCAAAGTACTCTGCCTTACTAGCAAAGTTATTGATTTCACCCAGCAGAGATTGGTTTTCGGCCTGTTCCTGCTGCTGTTTGAAACTGCTAATCTCTCCGCGAACATTGTTTAGTTCGTTTTGTAGAGCATAATAATTCGGGTCAACCGGGCCGCCCTGTGAGTACGGATCGACTTCACCCAAATTAATTCCATAGGACCGGGCCAGGCTAGCAAGATAAGCGCGCTTCTGGTCCGGTGAGCTATTACGCAGCACATGGTCAGCTTCCATGAGCGCCTTTACGGCGCGCGGAGCATCAATACCAAGGCCCTGAATAGTTTTCATATAAGGCTGGATAGCCTCGTTCATCTGGTCGGCAAACTGGGCTTTTGAGCGCAAAGGCTCAATACCAGCCCGCATTTCTTCCTCACGCTTGTAGGCGTATTCCTGCAAGCGGGGGTCGGCGGTCTGCCAGACTTCGTGATAGTCGCGCTTCCAAGAGGAAGGCGGGCGCTTCCAAACCGGCTCTTCGGCGGGTTCTTCCTGGGCTTCTTCTTTGGCAACAAACTTGCCGTTGGGGGCGCGGGGGGCCGGTTCTTTAGATTCCGGTTCGTTGGTTTCAACGTCGTCAAATTGCTGGGCAAGCAGTTCTTTACGATCTACGCCCTTGTCGTCTTCTGGAATGGTCTGATCTTGGGTGTCCAAGTCAATTTCTCCGTAGTTGCGCCAGTATCTGATTGGCTTGGCGGTCACTCATATCGCCCAAACGCCTGTGCAACATCTCGCGGCGGCTAGTCGAAACCGGCGGCGGAGTGTTCTGCATTTTCTCGTTTCCGATCTCAATGCAGTTATGCTGGCGTAAATGTTCTCTATGCTGGGAACGCGAAGTAATCATACTTCCGTCAACCATGCTCTTATATGGTTGAATGTCAAGCATAATTTGGTAGCTTGCTTTTTTAGACTTGCTGATCTCTTCCCGAACCCATGTGAGTTCTCCGTTTTCGTACTCAGCAAGCAAGCCTTTACCATCGTATATTGCTTTGTATTTGCTCATAAAAGCACCATCAAGTCTTCATCTTCCATTTCTAAGTATTCATTCCAAAGACGCTCAGTACGGTCCAAGTTATTGATTAGCTTATCAAAGTCTATATTAGGTAATGACTTGTCAGCCTTTTTGCTAGACTTGGTCTTTACTTCAAAACCAGCCGTAAGTTCTTTGGCTAAATCCGGCTTGCCTTCGACAATACGCTCATACGCCGCGATAACATCGTCACGCTTGCGTTTAAGCCGTTGGTTTTCTTTATCAAACTGCTTCTTTAGCTTCTTGTGGTAATCGCCATCATGGGTGTCATCGACAACGATGATTGGGGCCGGGACGTAGATTACGTTGCCAGCGGTGCCGGTAGCTTCGACGCCGGTCAGGGCAAAGGATATGCCGCCGTGGCTGACAGTCCCGACTTGGCCGGTGGCTTCTACGCCAGTCAAGGCAATCGTCAGGCTTTCGCCTTCGGTGCCGACTTGGCCCGTGGCCTGGACGCCTGTCAGGGCAATGGTAATGCTGGGCGCGACGGTCCCTACCGCCCCGGTGGCCTGTACGCCCGTCAGGGCGACTGTACGCGCGCCTACGCCTACGCTGCCAGGTGATCCCGTAGCAGCGTTGCCCGTGATTGGGAGGCTGTCCCAAAGGGCGTCATCCCATGTGCCTGTATCCCATGGACCCTGCGCCATAGGAGTTAAGCAATGCGGATCAGGGCGTTCGTCGCGTCACTAACTGGCATGGTCAACGTGAACGTCCCGGCTGTCACAGTCTGCGAACCAAACGTGTGAGCCGAAATAGCCTTGTTGCTCTGGGTTGAATTGTAGATCAGGACGCAATCAAAGGCTGTGGTCAGCGTGACCGTCGTGTAGGTGATGCTGGCTGAAGGCGTCCAATAGCCAGTCGTGCCGCCCGTGGTGGGTGGCGTGGCATTGGTGACAGTAACGCCGCCCGCCGAGTAGCCAGCGCCCGAGACTTCACCGCTTACGGTATAGGCCGTCGTGGCCGCGTTGATTGTGGCCGAAGCCAGGTACAGAGCCGCCTTGAGTGTGTCCGCCCCGGTGCCAGCCCTGATGACAGTCGTACCAAGGGCGTGGATGCCTGACAGGATTTCGCCCTTAAAAGACGTTGCCATTGCCTGTGTGTTGCTCACGAAAAGCCTCCAATTTCAGATGTGGAAATCATGGGTTTCTTCAGATGGACGTGGACAGAGCGGTGGACCATCTCATCGCCATCCCAGTATTCAACCCAAGAAGTTGTCTCATTGTCGTTTTCAAGCTGGCCTTCGCGCTTTTCGAGCAAGGCTTCGTCCATATTGCCCTTAGTCGTTGTAATCATTGGATCATTCCCTGCGGTGCAACTGGTACAGGCTCGACGCCTATCGCCCGACCATCAGGGCCACGCACGATCCGCTTTGGCGCGTTGGCAGCCCGGAGAACATCATGGAGCCTTTGCATAGACTCGCCGTGCATATTCGCCATGTTGTTCTGAGCGTTGGTCATCTGATCCATTGCCATGCGGACGTTATCGCCAAGTTCCTTGGTGATAGTCTCAGACGCGGCCTGTTGTGCCTCGATCATCGGCAGATCCATGCCGGGGTTGGCACCAATGCGGGCAACCATGATCTTCGTGGCCGCGTCCAGTTCCGTCTTCCAGCGGTCAAACTGCTCCTTGGCAGCCAGTTCCTGCATTTTAAGCTGGGCATCGTGCTGCTGACGCTGCGTCTCTAGCTGCGCCTGCATCTGCATCTTCATCTGCTCAATCTGCGTGTCCGCCTGGGCGCGGGCCTGCTGGCTCTGTACATCAGCCTGAACCTTCATCTGGGCAGTCTTTTCTACAGCCTGCGCCTTGAGCATCTCAGGATCGGGCTGCGGGTTCTGGGCCTTTTGGGCACTCGCTTCGGCCATCTTCTGCAGTGCAGCATCAATGGTGCCCTCGATTGTCCTGGCCTGTTTAAACCCGCCAATTCCGAACTTCATCATATCCATCAGCAACGGCACCATTTCAGGCGATGCCTGACCAGCAGGAACAGCTTCCCGCAGGAAGTTGCTAAACGCATTCATAAATTCCATGCGGTCTTGCTTGTTCTGGTTCTCGTCAAGCTGAACTAGGCTGTCAGCGGCGACCTGAATGCGGAACGAACGTAGGGGACTATCCTTCATCAGTTGCAAGGCTTGCGGGATCATCTGCTGATCTGCAGGCGACATTTGGGCAGCCGCAGCTAGCTGAAGGATGGTTTCTGGTTGGAACTTAGTGCAAATAATCTGCGCTTTTAGACGGAGGATTTCGCTTGCAAAAAGCGAAACGCTTTCTTGCATAGCTCGCAGTCGCAGTCCTGCATATTGCCCTTTAAGTTGCTGGGCCGTGGCAGATTCAGAAGCCGCGCCAGCGCCGCGCAAAATGTCTGAAATGCCAGTAATTTCATAGATTTGCCCCTTAATGTTAGCCTGTGCCTGGTAACAATTAATGAGCGCGGAGGCCAGCGTCTCGATGGGGAGAAGGTCAATGCTGCCTCTTAGCCCCCCCTTCTCGCTGAAGGCCATCCATTTATCGACTGGGATCAACGTGTTGTTGTCCCCTTCCGTCAACAAACGCTGTAGTGCTGGCTGTGAAGCATCATACACACCACGGACGCGCAGGGATTTGACCAGACCGTCAATGCGGTCAGTCAGGATGTCGAGTTCGTTGGCCTGATCCTGATACAAGATGAAATCAGGCACAGGAATAAGGCTATCGCTGGTCGTTGTCGCATACAGCGGCTTGGCGCACGGAAAAAACCCTTCCAAACCAAGCGGGTCATTGCGCTCATCTAGCAGATCGACAGAGTTCTCCGTGAGCCAATAAACCTTGCCGGTTTCCTTGTCCCACAGTTCGCAGATTTTGGCCTTGTCGTTAGTCTTTTCCTTCTGGCCGTACTTTGTCAAACCATCCGGGCTGCTGTTGAACGCAATTTTCTTTGCAGTCTTTTTGCCAAACCGCTCCGTCACGGCATCCTTGGACATATAAACCCAACGCCAGACCTGCGTTACTTCTTCCCAAGTACGCGCGCAAGAATGGCCGAAATCACGCCAGTGAACGTAATCTGTGGGGGCACACTCATAGTCAATTTCTTCAGGGGGGCCGTCGTTTCCGGCGGTTTGGTTAAGGATGTCGCCTTCCGTTTCGCTGCTTTCGCCTTCTTCAATGTCTTCGGTGATTTGGTAGCCATCTTCGGGTACGTCCTGCTGCTTGATATGCGGGTCATAGCGCACCCACGACACGCCGCGCCCGCCGAGGAAACGATCTTCAACGGCATAACGCATAGACGAACGGAAATCAGGGTAATGCTCAATTTCGTAATCAAGCGCCCGCTCAATCAGCAAAGACGCAACGCGGCCAACGGGGTCGTTATCGCCAAACCGGCGTGACACATCGGCCTTGGGCAGACGGGCGTACACAGCCGGAATTAGCGTATTGACATTGGACCAGAGGATGTTGAAACGCGCAGCTTCATTCGCCATGCCGGTGCCAGTGCCCTGGTCATCCCGGTAACGACGAATGATCTTTGTGGTACGCGCTTCCCACTTCTTATATTCATTGTTGTAAGCATGAATATTGCCAAGAAGTCTCTGGACAGTCGAATCGACTTTTTCCAATGCCATAGTCTAATTCCTTAATGACGTATTAACGCGGCGGCATACCACCGGGCGGCATCATGGGACGCGGAGCCATGCCGGGAGGCGGGCCGCCCTGCGGCTGCGGCGTCATTGTGCCGTTGATCTGCATTGGGATGCTGGGCGGAGCGCCCATCGGGTTGCCCATCGGCGGGCCGCCCATCTGAGCCATGTCAGGCGGGGGCATAGGCGCACCGCCAATCTGAGCGCCGTCAGGCGCGGGGCCTGCTGGCTGGGCCAACTGCATACGCTGCATGATTTCCGCTAGGCGCTGTGGGTCGATAGCCATGTGATGTTCCTTACTTGTTACGACTAGAAATTGCTGCGGCCTTGGACTTGGCGTCTTCTTTGCTGGACGCACCCCAGGCCCGTAATGCCAATGCCAAGCGGGTAGGCTTGCCATCCTTCTCCATCGGACCCGGCATACCGCCCATCCGAGCAAGGAATGACGCGCGGCGTGGATTGTCGCCAGCCTTGACCGGCGGCTTCAGCGTCCCGCCCGTCTCAGCCTTATAAGACGCGCGCCCCTTGGCGTTCAGGCCGCCTTTGGGGTTCTTGCCTTCCTTGCGCGTCCAAGCTGCGGTCATGTGCCGTCCTTCTTAGCGCCCTTGGCAGTCTTTGCAGACTCCTTAAACGCGCTGGCAGTCGGCGCACCCGGCTCGCCCGGCTTACGCATCTTCTCGCCCGACCCCGCCTTGATCCGCTCCTGCTTCGCAAGGATGTTGGCGTACAGCCCCGCCTTACGCACTAAAGATACCTATGG